GGCTGAGACGGGAGCGATCTCCGGGCCATATAAGACCCGGCAACTCCCGAGGATTGCTCGGCTGTTGCGCGAGCCGGGACCGCTCCCGCTCTGGGTACGATACCGGACCCGCCGAGAGCTGGACGCTATCGAGCGGATGGAAGAGCCGCCGCGCCCGGTCAGGCGCTCCGTCCTCTTCGGGCTGTTTGCGGGGGTGGAGTGACATGACGTTCGCGGACCATAAAGAGGATGTCGTGAGAATGCGATTGCGAGGGCTAACGACAACTCAAATCGCCGAACATTTTGGTGTATGCGGTCAACTCGTTTCTCGCTATTTGATTGATTGGGGCTACCGCACTCGAAAACGGGATGAAAACGACCTTGTTCCTGTCGAGCAACCAAAAGCGATGCCGCCGCAAAAGCTCAAGCTTACACCGGGCAAGCGGTACGGCGATTACACGTTTTTGGAGATGGTGCGGGGAGTGAGGACGCTCTATAAATTCCGCCACAAGTGCGGATGGACGGAGACATTTATCGAACCTCAACTCAAGGAGGCTAGGATGGCATGAAAAACATACGCGGCTTTTGCCACATCAAGGACTTGGAGCGACAGGTATTCCTGTATTGCCTTTTCCGGGAGATTGCGGAGGCGTTCAACTAATGTTCGCGCTTGGATTCTTTTCTTGCCTGGCGATCATCCTCGCCTGGGGGCTGGTCAAATGAGGTCCGCCTACATCTGCCACCCGCTACGCGGGCGCACCGGCAGCCCGGAGGAGATACGCTCGAACTTGGAGAGGATCGACGAGATAGCGAAGAACCTCTCCGCGATCTATCCGGACGTGTTGCTGCTGTCGCCGCTGCATGCTTTCGCCTTCTACGATCCGCGCGGCGACCAGACGCAGGTGCTCGGTCAGTGCGTGGCGATGATCGAGAAGGCCGATGAGTTGTGGGTATTCGGCGATTGGAAGGGATCTAAGGGGTGCATGATGGAGATCGAGTATGCGAAGAAGCTGGGAAGGGAAGTGAAATTCAAGGGATGAGGTATTACTGCGAAGGGAAGATATACGGCGTCAGGCGTATCTATCCGAAGGTTTTTTCGGCAGGATACGAGGACGATCTCGGAGGTTTTCGCAACGACGAAGGTTTTCCGACGAGGAAAACGAGAGCCGAGGCGCAGGCGGATCTGGACGCCTGGGCGAACGAGAACGGGTTGAGGAGGCTGGCGTGATGGTGACGATGGAGCAGGTAATGGCGTGGAAGCCGTGTTACTCCAACGAGGAGATAGAGAAATTGTTTGCAGGTCGGGAATCCTTGTCGTGGGAGGATGTTGTTGCGCTGGACATTCCCACGGAAGATAAACTCTGGGCGCTGCTGCACGAAGAGTTTATCCCCGCTCGAGATTTGCATCTGTTGGCGTGCGATTTCGCGGAAAAGGTGTTGTGCTTGGCCGACGACCCACGTTGCGAGGATTCCATCCGCGCGAAGCGTCTTTGGGTCGACGGCAAGGCGACCGACGAGGATTTGGCTGCCGCTCGGGCTGCCGCTTGGGCTGCCGCTCGGGCTGCCGCTGGGGCTGCCGCTGGGGCTGCCGCTCGGGCTGCCGCTCGGGCTGCCGCTGGGGCTGCCGCTGGGGCTGCCGCTCGGGCTGCCGCTTGGGCTGCCGCTCGGGCTGCCGCTCGGGATGCCGCTTGGGATGCCGCTCGGGCTGCCGCTCGGGCTGCCGCTGGGGCTGCCGCTCGGGCTGCCGCTCGGGATGCGCAACTCGCCATGACGGTGGAAGTTTTGAGGAGGCTGGCGTGAAGTACCACTACAACGACAAGGTCATCGAGGCGCGTCAGGGATTGGGAGAGTACGTCTTCACCGGCTGGAGGTCCGACGGGGGGTTCCACAGGGTTTCGTCTCCCGCGCTTCCGGTGCGGAATACGCTCGAAGAGGCGCAGGCCGACCTGGACGCATGGGCGAAGAAGAAAGGATTGGAGGTTGCGTAATGGGGGGAATATTGCTTGAAAGAATACCCGGTGGAAAGGTGCACACGCTGACTATCACCGGCGTGGAACTTGAGTCGATTGAGGAATACATCTCCCGGCAGAACGGTATGAGATGTGAGATCAGGGATTGCGATCGCGCGCTTTACGCGCAGGGCGGCAATACGGTTTCCATCGACGGATACTTGATCCGCTTTTTCGACAACACGCGCCCGCTGCTCTTGGAATTCCTGACGGCCACGAAGGCGGAGTTGGAACGACAGTTGCGCGAAATGCCGATGATGGTGCGGATCAGGAGCGATGAAGAGGAGGAGGATGAAGACGATGTTGAGGACTGCGAGATACCTGTTTTGTGACAGCGAACTTGAGGACTTTATCAACGCGGCGATTCCGGGAGACGATGACGAATAGAAAAAAGCCCGGCTGCTACCGGGCTGTCAGAGGAGGAGAGGCAAGGAGATTTTTCCTTGCCTCGAATTATACCACGAGGAGGTGGATACGCATGACAAGCGAAAAACGGCGAGAGCTTGCACGCCGAATGCTCGAAGCCATCGACGAGGACCTTTGCGAGACGTTCTGCACCGGCTGCGAGGCGCGGGAGGTTTCGCCCGCAACGGAGATCGACCCGCAAGACGAGACTTGCCCGGCGGATTTCAACCCGTGCGATCCTGGCTGCGTCCGTAAAGCAAAGTACACCGAGGTGCTACGGAAGACGCTCGCTGCGGTTGACGAATTGGAGGCGGGGTAAATGCAGAACGTGCTGATATCGACGAAGGATATGGACCGGGCCGAATGGCTCGAACAGCGCAGGAGGGGAATAGGCGGCTCGGATTCGCCGGTTATCGTCCTGGGGGACGAACACCCTCTCACGACACCGAGGGCGCTCTGGGAGGAAAAAATGGGCATCAGGGGGAACGATGAGCCCACTCCTGCGATGAAGCGGGGAACGGCGCTTGAGGATACGATAGCGATTCTCTACGCGGGCGAGACGGAACGCAAGGTGCGGCGCGTGAACGCCATTCTGCAGCACGAGGAATACGACTGGATGGTCGGGAACATCGACCGTGAGATCGTCGGCGTCAAGGGTCGAAGGCCCGGCATTCTGGAGATCAAATGTCCGGGGCTGCGGACATTCTCGAAGATCAAGCGCGAAGGGATACCCGATTACTATCAGATTCAGATGCAGCACTACCTCGCCGTCTCCAAAAGAGACTGGGGGGCGTTCGGGATCTTCAACGCGGAGCTCTGGGAGCTTCTCCACTTCGATATGGAGCGCGACGACGAGATCATAGACCTCATCTACGACAGGGATAAGGCCTTCTGGCATCTCGTTCAGGAGGGAACCCCGCCGGAGGAGATGAAGAGCCTGACCAATCCTGACATTCCTCCGTTGCAGACGGGTATGGAGCTGGTGCAGATGGATTCGGACGGATGGAGAAAGGCCGTCGAGGACTTCAAAACAGCGCGCGAAATACTCTCCGAGGCCGAAATGCTGGAAGCCGCGGCGAAGGAACGGTTGCAAAACCTCATGAGCGTATCGAACGCCGAAGTCGCCGAGGGATACGGGCTGCGCGTCTTCTGGAAAGAGCAGTCCGGGCGGGAGAGTTTCGACCACAAGGCGTTTGCAAAGCATCATCCGGAAATGTCCGAGGCGATGAAGGCGTTTTACAAGCGGTCGAAGCCGTCGAGGCCGTTCAGACCGTATTTCCTGAAGGAGGAAAAATTCCATGAATAACGCAGTCGTACCAATGGGAAACACGCCGAGCGCGATAGCCTACGCCGATCCTGCCGCTGTTGCAGCCGCCGAAGCGGCGAAGGCGCGGATTCAGGCCGCCTACATCATGGCGATGCAGAAGAAACGCAGCTACGACCAGAGCAGAATCAAGATTCTGGAAGCCTGCTCCCGTCCGGCGTTCGCTGAGAAGGTCGAGTATTCCAAGCCGGTGGGAGGCGGTAAACCGATAGTGGGGCCGTCGATCCGTTTCGCCGAGCTGGCGCTTCGGGAGTGGGGGAACATCTCCTACGAGAGCCAGGTTGTCTATGACGACGACATTACAAGACGAATCTCCGTGGCCATTACGGACCTTGAGACGAACACGACGTTCAGCGCGTCAATCCAGCTGAACAAGACCGTCGAGCGCAAGAAAACTGACGGGCGCGAGGTTGTGGGAGAGCGTATCAACTCCTACGGCGACAAGGTGTACATAGTCAAGGCGACGGAGGATGAAATCATGAACAAGCAGGCTGCGGCGATATCGAAGACCCTGCGCAACGAGGGGTTGCGGCTCATTCCTCAGGATATCGTCGAGGAGGCGATCGAGAAGGCGCGTGAGACGGTGAAGAAGCGGGACAAGGCCGACCCGGACGCCGCGAGAAAGAAGCTGGCCGACGCGTTCGCCGCCCTGCGGATCATGCCGACGGACCTTGAGGCGTATCTCGGGCATCCGCTTTCGCAGACGTCCCCCGTCGAACTGCAGGAGCTGCGGTCGATCTACCAGACCATCAAGGACGGGGAGGCGAAGTGGGGCGACTATGTGACAAAGCCAGAGGACGAGCAGAACGCGCACGCCGCCGACGCGAAACGAAAGATGAACGATCTGAAGGGCAAGCTGAAGGAGAACGGCGCCGCGAAACCGGACGACAACGAAACGGCTATCCGGCTGCCGGCGGAAAACGCTGGGCTGTTCCCCGAGTCGGACGTCAACGGGAGCGCCACATAGGACATGGACACCGTGCTGGTCGAGACGGAGGGCTTCAAAGCCCTCCTTACTCGAAAATCGCTGACCATCCACACTCCCGACGGGGGAAGGGTGGTCCTCTCCGGGCCGGATCTCGAAACGCTGCTGTCCGTGCTCAAAGGGAGGGGGTGAGATCGTGGCGTGGCTTTCAGTAGACCAAAGCCTTCCGGATCACAGAAAAACGCTTCGTGCGGCGGATATTCTCAGCGTCTCTCCTGTGCAAATAGTTGGTCACATGGTGTGCTTCTGGCTGTGGGCGCTCGACAACGCCCCGGACGGGGATCTCGGAGATGTGACTCCGGGGATGATAGCGAGAGCCGCGCAGTGGGACGGAGACCCCCAGCTGTTTACGGATGCCCTATCGGAGGCGCGCTTCCTGGAGAGCGAAGGCGACCCTCGCATCAGGAACTGGGAAGAGTACGGCGGAAAGCTTATCGAGGGAAAGCGGAAAAGCAGGGAGCGCGCGAAGCGTTCGGAAGAGCGAAGAAAAGCGAAAGAGCAGGAAACGGAAATGCTAGACGAATCTACGCGCAATCTACGCGCAGATAACGCGCAGACTGCGGAGCAGAAAAGAAAAGAAAAGAAAAGAAGAGAAGATAAAGATATAAAACCTTCTTCATCATCTGGCGATGATGAATCCTTTTCACCCTCTCATCAAAAGGACGTCGATCTCGAAGATTTCCTCTCCAAGGCTCTCCCCGTCTTCTGGCAGGAATACCCGCGCAAGGTGGGCAAGCGCGAGGCGGAGAAGGCCTTCCGCGCACTGTTCAAAGCATGCCCGAAGGGCAAGCGCGCCGATCTCATGAAGGGGATCGCAGACCATCTCTATGACTATATCGACACGATCGAAGCGAAGGGTACCGCGATGGAGTACATCAAGCATCCGGCCACATGGCTGCGTGCTATCGATTTCTTCGAGCCGCCCGTAAAGGAGGCGTTGTGATGGAGGTCAGCCCGACCCACGTGGACAAGATTCTCATAATGCAGCAGAACGCGAGAAAGGCCGGACCGGAGTTCGACGTCGCCCCGATCATCGAGATTGAAATGGGAGAGGTCGCGCTGGAGCTCTTCCAGCAGGGATGGAGCCCCGTCGATATCCGCGACTATTGCCATTCGATGAACCGGATGCTGCGTCCGGGATTATCTCAGGTGAGCGTCGATAGGTGCGTCGCGCGGTCGTTGCAGGAGTGGCACGACAGAATAAAAGGCGCGGCCCCGACGCCGGGCGGACACATCAAGATGCTCGAAAGCGAGGTGAAGTCATGGGGAGAGAACTTCGCCTTCGATTTCGGAATCCGCGCGCTCGACGAAGCCTGGGGAGGTCTTATGCCGGGGGAGGTCGGCGTGCTTGTCGGCGCACAGGGGGCGATGAAAACATCGCTCGCGCTTCAAGGGATAGTCCACACGCTCCAAACGGACCCGTCGACGACCGTACTTGTTTTCTCTCTGGATATGAGCGCACGTGAATTCGCGGCTCGCTTTCTTCTTCGCGACCTCGGAGTCTCCCTGACGGAGCTGTACGGCCTGATGCGGAACCCGACGGAGGATTATCTCCGGGCGAAGCAAGCCTTCAGTGACGCGACCGATGGTCGGCTGAAGATCCTCGGGAACTCCTACAAAGGGCGATGGTCGATAGACGGCGTGGAATTGCAGGTAGGCATTCATCTCCCCTCTCTCGTGGTGGTCGACTTTCTGACGTGCCTCAAAAAGCAGGGGCAGTCAGACCTCGAAGGGGTGGAGGAGATCATGCCGCGCATTCAAGGGTTGGCGCAGAAGCTGGGAACGAAGTTTCTGCTGCTCTCGCAGATGGGGCGCGCGTCGAAGTCGGACCAGCTGAAGGGCGCTGTTGGAGGGCATGGTAAGGGGGGCGGCATTGTGGAGGAATTGGCACATGCGGAAATCGAACTGCTGAAGGACGCGCCCGAAACGCCGGGGGGGAGTCAGCGAATCATCGCGACTGTGACGAAGACGAGGCGCGGACAGAACGGGGCATCGTTCGATCTCGTGTACAAGGGGCGAAGCATGGAATTCACCGGGCAGGCGTTCAAGGTTGAGCGGGAGCGCGACCGCAAGCCTTTGTACTCAATGATCGACACGCTGAAGGGAGGAAGCGAATGATCATCATCGGAATCGATCCCGGCATGAACGGAGCCGTGGTGGCGATAAACGGGAAAACGCGGGAGCTGCTTCGGGTGTCCGACTGCCCCACGCTGAAGATCGGAAAAACGGCGGACTACGACATACCGGAAATGGCGAGCCTCCTCAGGGGCTTTTCCCTCGGAGGGCCGACGATGGCGATTCTGGAACAGGCGCAGTCGATGCCGGATCAGGGCGTTGCGAGCATGTTCGCGACAGGGCGCGGATACGGAATCTGGCTGGGAATACTCGGGACGCTCGAAATCCCCTATCAGACCGTGAGGCCCTGCGTCTGGACGCGGAGACTCTTCAAGGGGCTTCCGGGCAAGGGCAAGGAGCGTGGGATCCTCTTCGCATCCAGGACGTTCCCCGGCATCGAGCTGATCCCGAAGGGGTGCAGGAAACCCAGAGACGGCAGGTCCGACGCCGCGTGTCTGGCGTACTACGGGGCATTGGTGGCTGCGTGATGGGGTCGTTCGAGGATTTCGAACCGCGCATGAAGAAGCTTGAGCGTCGACTTGTGGACGTTTGGGCGGACATCGAAAACCTGCCGCTGCACGCCCCGCTGCGAAAAAAACGATTGAAGGACTACGACCGCCTGTCGGCTGAACTGGCGTCCGTCAAACGGGATGCGCTCGCCGCACAGGGACAGATAGCACTTTTCGAGGAGGAGAACAATGCCTAATCGCAACATAGTAGAGATCATGGGACACCTCGGGAGAGACCCGGAAGTCAGGACGCTTTCCAACGGCGCGGAGGTCACATCTTTCAGCATCGCCACATCGAACGACTACAAGGACAAATCCGGTGAATGGGTGAAGAAAGATGCTACATGGTGGAATTGTCAGGCGTGGGGCGGACTTGGTGCGGAGGTCGTGCGGAATTTTTTCAAGGGTGATGCGGTGATGGTGCGCGGCAAGGGTGGAATGAGGGAATGGACCGGCAAAGACGGCACGACGAAGACGACGCTCGAAGTGCGAGTCAATGAGGTGTACAAACCTATCTACGAGCGCAAGGACAAAGCAGCATACGACGAGGACGAGCGCCCGCGACGCAAGCAGTCGAACGATGATTTTCCGATGGACATTTCCGCAGCCGACGACGCGGACATTCCGTTCTGATGACCCGCCCCTACATCATGCGCGTAGAGCCTATCGACTCCGGCGAATCCGGATACAGACCGCCGTCGAGAGAGTGGATGAGGAAAAAACAAAAGATGCGGTTTTGCGAGGTGTTAGCTGAAGCTGCGAAGGAGGCCCCCGATGGGAGACAAAAGCAAAATTGAATGGACCGAGGCGACATGGAACCCGATAACCGGCTGCACACCCGTTTCGGAGGGGTGCGTCAACTGCTACGCGAAGCGGGAGGCCGAAGGCAGGCTTCGCGGAAAGTTCGGCTATCCTGCGGACGAGCCCTTCCGGGTGACGTTTCACGGAGAGGACCGCCTGAACGACCCTTTGCGCTGGAAGCGGCCGCGGAAGATATTCGTGTGCAGCATGGGGGACCTGTTTCATGAGGACGTGCCCGTCGAGTGGATCGACAAGGTGATCGATGTAATCGCGAGGTGCGAGCAGCACCGCTTCATGCTGCTGACCAAGCGGCCGGAGAGGATGAGGGACTACTTCCTCGGCCTTCGCGACGATCCGGAGCAAGCGATGCGCTTCCGATCCGGGAGGACGGAGCTGCACAAATACGCGCTCGCCCTCCGGAGGGGGGAGCCGCTGCGGAACGTATGGCTCGGCGTGACCGTCGAAAACCAGCAACGCGCCGACGAGCGAATACCCGTGCTGCTTCAGATCCCCGCCGCGAAGCGCTTCGTCTCCGTCGAGCCGATGCTCGGGCCGGTGTATTTCGTGGATGTACCGGTGGGCGTGCTCGGCCCGCTGCGCCCGATGCGCAAGGGGTTGCCCGAAGACATTCCCCGCCTGGACTGGGTGATATGCGGCGGAGAGACCGGCCCCGAAGCCCGGCCTATGCACCGCGAATGGGTGCGGTCTCTGCGCGATCAGTGCGTTGCTGCGCAGGTCCCGTTCTTCTTCAAGTCATGGGGAGAGTGGAAATTCATCTGCGAAGTGATCATCCCGGAATACGACAAGGCGGACTACCCGGAATACTGGCGTCGCCCCGGAGAAAAACCCATGTTCGCCTTCCCCGACGGAACAACGCTCGAACGCCTCGGCAGAAGACAGACGGGAAGAGAACTCGACGGACGCACGTGGGACGAGGAGCCGTCATGAGACGCCCCAAGGATCACCTGACGCTCCAGCACATAATGGCCCGAATCGCCGAAGAAGACGGCATGCCGGAGCTGGCGCGGTGCTTGGATCGCCGCCCCGAGCCGCTGCGCGAGGAAATGCCCTGGTGGGAGAGGCGGACGCCTAAAAAGGGGGTGTGACGTTGATCGAATACTTCAACGAGGACTGCATGGTGGGCATGGCACGATACCCTGACAAGCATTTCGACCTGGCGATTTGCGACCCACCGTACTTCGTCGAATACGCGAAAGAGACATTTCCAGGCGCTGCCGTTTCGACAACAGGGGTACAGCGTCGCAGATTCAAAAGCGCACACTGGGAGGTTCCAAATCAAAAGTATTTCGAGGAACTGTTAAGGGTATCAAAAAATCAAATCGTCTGGGGGATCAACTACTACCCGATAAAAAATCTTGGTTCCGGACGAATCGTCTGGGACAAACAGAATGATTCAAGCTCGTTTTCCAAGTGTGAAATAGCCTACTGCTCTTTGCACAAGAGCGTCCAGATGTTCCGGTATCTCTGGAACGGGATGTTGCAAGGGGATATGAAAAACAAAGAGCTTCGCATCCACCCTACCCAAAAGCCCGTTGCCCTTTACAAATGGATCCTCTCCAGCTACGCCAAGCCCGGCGATCTGATTCTCGACACGCACGTTGGTTCGGCTTCAAGCCTCTTGGCATGTCACTTGTTCGGCTTCAACGCTGTCGGTTTTGAGCTTGATGAGGACTACTACCGGACAAGTAAAGAGCGCTTAGATCGGGCGATGAATCAGCTTGGGTTATTCGGCGATGGGGAAGAAACAGCATGAAATCCCTCGTCAAAACCTTCAACAGCTTCGCCTACGAACACGACCTATGGACGCTCTTCTCCGACTGGCTCGACCTGGCTGCGTGCTCCATCTCCTGCCAGGTCGATTTTGCCACAAAAGACGAACGAGAAGCCCGCTACATGGAGACGATATCCCGGTACAAGCCGGAGGATCAACATCTTTTCGCGGAGATACTCGGACAGGTGGCGATAGAGCTTGAGAAGCCTAGAGACGTCCTCGGAGACCTGTTCGGCGAATTGGAATTACACAGCAAGGCGAAAGGGCAGTTCTTCACGCCGTACCACCTCTCGCGCATGATGGCGGACATTCTGGTCGAGGGTCAGGAGAAGTATCGCCTGAGCGAACCGGCCTGCGGAAGCGGCGGTATGGTGATCGCGTTCGCCGAAGCGCTGAGGGCGAAGGGCAAGAACCCGCAGCGCTGCCTGTACGCCTACTGTCAGGACATCGATCTCAGAGCGGTGCAGATGTGCTACATCCAGCTCTCGCTGCTCGGGATCAGCGCCGTAGTCGATCACATGGACACGCTGCGGATGGAGCGGATATCCCCGCCGTGGAAGACTCCGGCGTACATGATGGGGCCGGCGCTGTGGATGTTGCTGGATGAGCAGAACGCGCCGGAGGTGGAGAAGCCTTTGGGGCAGTTGACATTATTCGAGGAGGTATCGGCATGAGCCTTAAAGACTGCAAATACAAACATACACCGGAATCGTCGAACTTCCATCCTGGCGGAACGTGCTTCCGGGTGGAAACGATGACTCCCTCCGCTCTTTGCGTTATAAGACGCACGGAAACGGCGAAGGCGCGAAACATCGACCCGTTGAGGTGGCTTGGTTCCGGCGGTTCTCTGGTTGGTATCTGTGAGCCGTGCTCGATGATTGGGTGCCCTCGCAGGCGCGTTGAGGCGGAATATGGAATCATGAACGACGGCAAGAGCGGCCCTTGCCCGGAGTGCGGAAAGATAAACAGACGCGAAGGTTACGGTCGAGTAGCTTGTCGTGAGTGCGGATTGATTTATGAGCTTGTGGAACACAACGAATTCATTTGACAACAACGCCCGTCCCGCTGGATGAAAGTACGCGAAGCCTTGCAGCAAGCGGGACGGCTTAATTGATGAGGATGTGTCGGCATGAACTGGCGTTTGATGTGGAGGGACTACTTAGAATTTGTGATCGAGATGTTTCCGATTGTTTTGGGGATAGTGTCACTCACAATCGTTTGGGTCGCCGTAATCGCTATCGCTCTTGTGATAGTGCGGTGGTTGTGGCAGGGAGGGACGATCCTGTGATCCACACGCCGCTGGGGAAGATCGAGCAACTTCCCTCCGGGAAATGGCTTGGCTACCTCGAAATCGGTCCGCGCACCGACGCCGAAGGACCATTTTGGCCTATCGCGCAGATCGAAGGCCGGACGCGGGAGCAACTCATGCAGCGGATGCTGGCGGAGGCGAGGTTTCAGATTCGGATGCTCGGCGAAATGATTCATTGGGCTGAAAAT